TTACCAATAGGGACATTTGTTAAACAACAAACACCATTAACATCAGATACTTTCGTGGTAGTAGATACTTATGGTAAGGTATTACAATATAACTGTTAATAAGAAATGGCTAAAAATAGTATAGATTTAACTCTTAAACTTACTGGTGGTGAAGAAACCTTCAAGACCATAGACCAGTTAAGATTAAGATTACAAGAGCTACAAGATGAGATTAGTGATTTAGAGTTTGATATAACTGAAGGACTTAATATAGAAGGAAGTCAAGAAAGATTAGGTGAACTTTATAGAGATTTAGGTAAGGTAGAACAAGGTATTGAAAGTGTTGGTAAAACAGCATCTCAAACACAAAAACAAACCGAACAAAACATAGCATCATTTATCAAGTTAGGTGGGGCATTAACTACTGGTTTTGCTGCCGCTAAATCAGCATTCGCATTATTTGGTTCTGAAGGTAAAGATTTACAAGAAGCTGCTACCAAGGCTCAAACCCTTTTAACACTCGGTCTGGCAGCTAACGCAGTGGCTCAAGAAGCCGCAACATTCGCCAAGATTAAGGACACGGCAGTCACCATAGCCAATACCATAGCTCAACAAGGTTTAGTAGCTGCTTTAAGATTGTTATGGGCTACAATGTTAGCTAACCCTATTACAGCCATCCTTGCGTTGTTAGGAGCTCTTGTTTCATTATTGGTAATCTTTGCTGATTCAACAGATAAAGCGGCTGAAGCTGAAGAAGCATTCCAAAAAGCATTAGCACAAACCAATACCACTCGTGAAAGAACCATTGAGTTATTACAAGCACAAGGAGCATCTGAAACCACATTATATCAAACTAAACTAAAGTTCGCATTACAAGCACAGAATGACGCACAAAGAGCTTATGATGATGCTGTTAGAAGGGGTGATAAGGATGAGTATATTGAAAAGAGAAGACAAGAGTTAGAAGAAGCTACCCACAAAAATAGGGTTCTTAACGCTCAATATCAAACTTATTTAAGAGAAGAGGCTGATAAGAAAGAAGATGAAAGACAAAAGAAAAGTAAGGAATATTATCAGAAAGAGGTTGAAAGAGTTAATAAGATTATTGAGTTATTAAATAAGGAATATGAAGCAACAGCTAAACTTGTATCTCTTATTAACCCACTGGCAGAATATCAAACAGAGGTAAATAAATCCCTTGATGAAAATGTTAAAACGGCAGATGGGTTTAGTAAGAAACTTGATGAACTTGTTTCTGTAACTAAAAAATATTCAGATTTAGTTAATAACTTAAATACACAACAAGATGTATTTGGAAATCAACTTAAGGATTTAAGAGATGGTGCTGAAGAATATTTTGACGCATTGAAAAATGGTGAAATAGATGTTAAAAAAGCCTTATTAGGTATTCAAGGAGTATTTTCAACATTCCAAATCAATAACTTTAAGAATCTAACTGACGAACAAAGAAAGATTGTTGCTGGTTATAGATATGCTTATCAAGAGATTGTTAAAACATTTAAGTTAATCCAAGACGCACAAGTTACACCACCATTTGACTTAAAACAATGGGAAGAAGCTATTATTGATTTATCTCTGTTAGAAGGTAAGATAGCTCTTGACCCATTTGAGAGAACACCAGAAGCTATTGAAAGAGCTAAGTTATCAGCAAGACAAACAGTTCAAGAACTTGAAGAAAGTTTTGTTGAATCATTTAAGTCATCAAAACTTAAAGACCGATTAGCCGAATACGCAAGAGAAGCTAATAAAACAGTATCACAACTTACACCCGAACAAGTTGCCGCAGTTACAGCATCTTTGGAAGAACAAGGTAGAACTATCTTTAATAACTTAAAGGATTCTACTCAACAAGTTGTTATTTTTGAGGAAGGTGTTTTAAGAGCTTCCAATACAACCAATGAGTTAAATAGTAAACTTGAAAAGTTAAAGGGAACGGCTAAAGAAGGTTTTGTTTTAACCAACATAGAAGAGTTTTTAGACACTTTCTTAATCCCAACGGATAAGATACAATCCAACAGAGATAAACTCCTTGAGATTGAAAAACAAATCAACTCAAAAAGATATGACGAACAAAAGGTATATCAACAAGATGTATTAGATTTAGAAGAATACTTCTTGTCTAATGGTGTAGATATTAGTCAGTTTAGTTATGAAACAAAACTTGTTCTGTTAAAAGAATATCTTACCAAAGAGGTAGAAGCGACGGAAGAAGCCGAAGAAAAGAAACAGAAAAAACAACAAGAAACATTAGATAAAATAAATGAATCTATCCAAAACTTTAGAACTGCTATTACATCTATTTCACAAACCTTATCTGACTTATATTCGGCACAACTTGATAACCTTGATAGAGAAAGTGAAGCAACCAAAGAAAAGATTATTGGTGATAGTGAAGAATCGGTTAAGAAAAGATTAGAAGCTGAGGAATACTACGAAAAGAAAAGGAAGGAGATTGAAAAGAAAGCTAATATTACCGCATTAAGATTTTCACAAATCCAAGCTGTTGCTAACATAGCCGAAGCAATCACCAAAGTTACGGCTCAAACGGGTGTTGGAGCAGTCATAGCCGCAGGTATTGTAGCTGCCGCAGGAGCAGCACAGATAGGTATTATTCAATCTCAAATCAACTCATTAAACTCATACCAAAGAGGTGGACTTATCAAAGGACAAGGCGGATTATTAGTAGGTCCATCACACGAATATGGTGGTATAAGATATGGAGCTATGGGATTGGAACTTGAAGGCGGTGAAGCGGTTATCAACAGACAATCCCGTATTAGATATAATGACTTATTAAGTCAGATAAACATAAATGGTGGTGGTAGACCTTTAGTCCAAAACAACTTTGATGATAGTAGGATTGTTGAAGCCATCGCAAAACAAAGACAAGAACCAATAAGAGCTTATGTGATTGAATCTGATATCAGTAATAAACAAGCAATCACAAGAAGATTGGAAAGGTTATCACAGTTTTAATATTTATAGATAATGGATAAGATTAAAGTTATTGATTTGGATATAGACCCAATGTTTTCAGCCGATACTGGCGTTTGGGAAGTAGCGTGGGTGGAATCACCAGCCATAGAACAAGAACTCATTTATTTTAGTAGACAAGAGTTTGTTTATCCCGAACCAGGAGAACAGAAAGATGACTTTATTTCAAGATGTGTAAAGTATGTCTTGAATGAAGGTTTAACACAAGAACAAGCACTTGGAAAGTGTTATGGTATGTGGGAAGGAAAACAAGATTTCGCTGGTGATGATATTTCATTTGATTGGGATGGAACTTTAACCACAGACAGAGGTATTCAGATGTTGGAGAATGAAAGAAGAAGGGGTAATATTATCCACATTATTTCTGCCCGTTCTTATCCTATTGAACCGATGTTTGACTTGATGAGGACTTATGATATTCCCGCATCACATTTACATACGGTAGGTTCTAATCCAAGAAAGATTGAACTTGTTAAAAAGTTGGGTATTAAAAGACACTATGATAACAACCCCGATGTCTTAAATGAACTTGGTGAGGTTGGTTATAGATTTGACTATGATATTAGTGGATTACCCCCTTACGAAAGTTATCCAACTGGTGATACAAGAAACAATATGTTGGTTGAACCTATGTTGATGAGTGAAGATTGTGGATGTAATAAAAATGAACTCTATGTAAAAGATATGTTCTGTGGTTTGGATGGATTTTGTTTCAGTGGTGATGATGAATATTCACCCGAAGAAATGGAAGCGTTGTCTATTCTTTCTGAACTAAAGAAAACAAGTCCTATGGCGTTTGAGGCTATTGTAGGACAACTGGCGGGTGCTACACACGCTGAGGTTGTGGCAAGAAACCACAAGAAACCAACAACCTATTTCAAGTATTCAAGATTAACATCTGCTCCTGGTGCTGATAGAGATTTCTGTATGAGTATTGAGGACAAGTATTTTAGAAGAATGGAAATAGATTTGTTGAAGGACACCAATACAGAGTTCGGTCATAACCAACAAGGATATTCTAAATGGTTATACAAGGGTGGTCCGAACTGTATTCACGGATGGACCAAATACATATTCCAACAATATGATTATGCTTTTATGGGACCAGTGGAAGGATTACCAGGAACTCCACCGAAGATGATGCCGAACAACGGATATTATTCACCACAAACAAAAGCAGCAAGTGAAAGAGCATACGCTATATCTCAAAGTATAAATGAGCGTATGTCTAAACAAGAGATACACCACTTCAAGACAGATGAAGAAAAAAGAATGGTGTATATGCCTCTGATGATACCTAATATTCTTATTCCAAGATATGATGAACTAACCCAAGAAAGATATTGGGTTCGTTTTACACCAGAAAGTATTGAAAGAATAAGGGATAAGTTCCACTTTGAGTTAAGATTACGAGACACAAACTTGGAACATACCGATAAAAAGTTCAAGGATGCCATAATGGTGGAATCTTGGCTTGTAAGTGGACCGACTGATAAAGCGTATCAGCTTGGTTTTACACAAGAACAAATACCCTTTGGAACTTGGATGTCGGGATATAAGGTATTGGATACCGAAGAGGGTAATGAAATCTGGGATAAATACATCAAGACTGGTAAGGTTAGGGGTGCGTCAGTTGAAGGCAACTTTTTACTGAAGTTTTCCGACCAAAAAAATGATGAATATTTATTAGAACAGATAATAAACATTTTAACTCAAATAGATTAAGTATGAACGCATCTGACGCAATCAAAAAAATCGCAGAGCTATTAAGTATCAATACTAAACCAGAGAAGTTTATGACTACTGTTTTGGTTGATGATGTAACAGAAATCACTAACAACAAATCTGACGAGGAAGGCTTCCAAGTTGGAGATGAGTTGTTTATCAAAGGTGAATCTACATTATCACCAGCACCAGAAGGAGAACATATCACTCGTGAGGGTGTAAAACTCTATGTCGGAACAGATTCTATCATTTACAAGATTGAAATGGTAGAGGAAAAAGAAGAAGGTGTTACAGATGAAGCAGAAGTAAAGGTGGAAGATGAAACTTCAACCGATATGATGTCTTCAGCAGTATTAACAGACGGAACAAAGGTTGAAACTGATACTCCAGGAGATTTTGTTGTGGGTGATAAACTTTATGTAATCACGGAAAGTGGTGAAAAAGTTTCAGCTCCAGAAGGAGAACACACAACAGAAAGCGGTATTGTCCTGGTAGTAGACGGCGAGGGTTTCATTACTGGTGTAAAGTATCCAGATGAAGCCGGAGAAGGTTCATTAGAAGAAGTAAAAAATGAGATGAAAAAGATGAAAGAAGCTATGTCTCAAATGTTAGGTCTTTTTAATGAAATGAATAAATACCAAGAGGAACTTCGTTCCATAAAATCTGAGTTCAACGAGTTCAGAAAACAACCAGATAGAAGTCCAGTTGTGAAACACAAATCAACCCCTTCTGTTTTGGACCTAAAATATGAGTTGTTAAAAAACTCATTAAGAAAATAAACTAAAATAATAAAAAAATGGAAACTAAAAAATCATTAAAGTTTAGCTATGATTTGACTAACTTACCAGAGTATAACTCTTATGGTGATGAAATGTTAATCAAAGCGTTTTTGGGTCTTACTTTACCGAAGTATTCTTCTGTAAGACCGAACTTGAAGGGAACTACACAGAAAGTAGGTTTTGTAACTAACGACATCGTATTACAAGAGCTCTCTTGTGGTTTTGACCCAACTGGCACTACAGTCCAGAATGTTGTAACTGTGGACCTTTGTAATAAAAAGATTAACCAAGAGTTATGTGCTTACGATTTGTATGATACATATTTGTCTCAATACTTGTCTGACGCTAACTTCCAAGAGACAGTTCCTTTTGAGGAAGTAATCTTGACCGACATCGCAAACAGAGTAGCTAACGCTATTGAAATCCAACTTTGGCAGAATACTGTTGATGGTGGTGATTGTTTTGATGGTGTATTGGAGTTGGTTTCACAAGCTAATGGTGCTGCGAATGTAACTTACACAGCTGCTACAGCATCTAACGGATTGGATGTATTCACTACATACTACGAGGCTATCCCTGAAAATGTATTACACAGAAATGACTTGGTTCTTTACTGTTCTTACGCTGACTACCGTGCTTTAGTTGCGTCAATGAGAAACAGCTCTTATGTGAACTTGTTCTCATTTGATTCAGCAGGTGCTGCTACGGGTGAAGAGTGGAGTGTTGTATTACCTGGAAGCAATGTGCGCGTAATCCCTTCGCAAGGTTTGACGGGTCAATCTCGTGTAATCGGTGGACCAGCTGAATACATTATGATTGGAACAAACGCAGAAATGATGACTACAAAATCTATGTATGACCCATTTGCGGATATCATCAAAATCAATATGCACGCTACATACGGTGTAGGTGTATTCTCTGTGGATTCATTTGTATCAGCAGAATAATAAACCTTAAAATAAATAACTTTAGATATGTCTTGTTATATTGAAAATGGTTACACCCTGGATTGATTTTCTATAGTCCAGGTAAAATCGGGTGAAATGCTGGAAACTCTGGAAGCAGACAATCAGCAGCCAAGCCTCCCAAGAGAAGAAAAGTAGGAGGAAGGTTCAACGACTAATAGGTGAGTATCTCAAACAATAAACCTAACACGAGCGCCCGACACCGATAAAAAGGTGATGATATAGTCTGGTCTCTACGAATAACAAATGAAGGTAGAGAAGGTAAGGATAAAGAGCCATACCGATAACAAAAAGTGTAGAAACGCATCTACTGGTGGTGTAAAAGCAGTTTGGCTACTTGGGGATAGTGGAAACACAATCACTGCTTGGGCTGAAGATGTAGCTGGTATGATTACTTCTATCAGC